TCTAAAGAATTATGCCACAGCAGACGAACCTTAACGTAGCACCATATTTTGATGACTTTGACCCGGTAAATGATTACCATAGGGTGCTGTTTAAACCTGGATATCCAGTTCAGGCAAGAGAATTAACTACTCTTCAATCGATTCTGCAAAATCAAATCGAAAGATTTGGTCAGCATTTCTTTAAAGAGGGTGCGAAAGTAATTCCTGGCAACACAGGTTATAATAGAATATATTATTGCGTTCAGTTAGTCAATAATTTTCAAGGTGTTCCTGTTTCAGCATACGCTGAGCAGTTGGTAGGAACCAAAATTACAGGTCTTACTTCGGGTGTAACTGCATATGTAGATGGTGTTCTTCTTCCTGAAGATTCTGAAAGAGGAAATCTTACTCTTTATATCAACTATCTTGACTCAAGCACCAGTAATAATTCTACTCAGACATTTAGTGATGCTGAAGAATTGGCATGTAATGAAATTATCACTTCAGGTCTTTTAGGAAATAGTTCTATTTCTGTTGGTGCTCCTTTTGGACTGACCCTTTCTAATGAAGCAGCACAAACTGGATCATCGTTCCAGATTCAAAATGGCGTTTACTTTATCAGAGGGAACTTTGTAAACGTTGACACTGAGACTTTAGTTCTTGATCAATATGGAACTACCCCCAGTTACAGGGTTGGTCTGTTTGTTAATGAAGAAATTATCACTGCAGACTTAGATGAAACTCTTAATGACAACTCTCAAGGTTTTAACAACTATGCTGCCCCTGGTGCAGATAGACTTAAGATTAGCACCTCTTTGATCAAAAAATCGCTTGATGATTTTGATGACGGATCATTCATTGAATTGGCAACTGTTGTCAATGGTGTTTTAAGAACTAAGAATGTTAAAGGTGGTCTTGGTGGAGGAGTCGGATACAAAGATTGGACTGATGTTCTTGCAAGAAGAACTTTTGCAGAATCAGGTGATTATTATGTGACACCTTTTGATGTCACTATGAAAGAGTCCCTGAATGATAATCTGGGAAATAATGGTGTATATAATGCAGGTCAATTCACATATGGAGGTTCTGTTCCATCTGATGATCTAGCTCTTTACAGACTGTCTGCAGGCAGAGCATTTGTCAGAGGTTATGATATTGAAACTTTAGATGCTACTTATCTTGATGTTGATAAACCAAGAACGACTAAGACAATTGAAGATCAGTCTTTAATTTACAATACAGGACCAACACTTAAAATTAATAATGTCCATAGAAGTCCTAGAGTTGGCGTCGGAAGCACATATGTCTTAAGTTTAAGAGATGAAAGGGTGGGTCCTGACGAGGGTTCAGATAAGAGAGATGATTCTGATGCTCCCGGAAATGAAATTGGATTAGCAAGAGTATATGATTGGAGAATTGAATCAGGTGCATATGATACTGATAATGCAAAATTAAATCAGTGGGGTATTTCTCTTTATGATGTGCAGACTTTCACCACACTTACATTAAATGAAGCACATACTCTTTCTGTTCCCACGTTCGTCAAGGGGCAACGAAGTGGTGCAACTGCATTTATTAGATCAGCAGTTTCTGATAGTAAAGAAGTAACATTATATGAGACAAAGGGCGAGTTTATTAAAAATGAACCTTTATTCTTTGATGGAATATTAGACGGTAGAGTTGCAATTGCCGCAACTGCTCATACTATCGCAGATGTAAAATCTGTATTTGGAACCACAGATGATGTGGTAGGGATTCATACTTTTAGTGCAGATACTGTTCAATCAACTGCTTTAAATGTTGGAGTTGCCACAATTACTCCAAGAGATCAAGGTGGTATTTGTACAGCTAGAAGTACTAATCCATTGTTCCCTGGCACTGCAATAAAACTTGGAAGTCTAATTCAATATAGTGATCTTTCTGCTGTTGTTGGTGATGATCAAGATCCAGTTTTAGGAAGAGTCGTAGCAGTTGGTTCATCTCATATTGATTTTGTTGGTGTTGCAACAGTCACTGGAATTGCTGGTGGTAAATTACCAGAAGCAGTAACTAGTGTTACTGATTTAAAAGTATTAACTACACCTCTTGATGCATCAACTGATAATAGTCTATTCACACCTCTCCCTAAAGAAAATATTGAGAATGTAAATCTTACTGATGCTATTCTGACAGTCAGAAAGACATTCAATGTTAACATCGAAGATAATAAATTATCAAGCTCAATCACTGCAGAAGATAATGAAGTCTTCTTACCATTTACTCCCACAAGATATTCTCTTACTAGAGAGGATGGAACTACAGAGGAACTAACCGCCGATAAGTTTACAATTACCTCACCTGGTGGTAAGAGCACCCTTCAGCTTAATGGTCTTGGATCTAACGATACTGGATCTACTTTGATTGCAACCGTTAGAAAGAGAAAACCAAAAGCAAAAGTTAAAATAAGAAATAGAGTTCAATCTATTATTGTTGATAAATCTAAAAATACTGGATCCGGTATTGGAACTACAACTCTGAATGACGGGTTGACTTATGGAAATTATCCATTTGGCACGAGAGTTCAAGATGAAAGAATTTCACTTAATGTTCCTGATGTAATTGAGATTCATGGTGTTTTTGAGTCTGCAGATACATCTAATCCCTCGTCACCAACTCTCACTTTACAAACGATTACCAGTGCCTCTGCTACGATTAATGAGTTTACCATTGGAGAATCTATTGTAGGACAAGATTCGGGTGCGATTGCTATTGTTGCAGAAAAAACATCTGTCTCCGATTCCAAGATTGCTATTCTTTACAAGAACGACATATTGTTCAGAGAGGGTGAGACCATTATCTCATCTGAAACTAATATTAGTGCGACTATAAACACAGCAGATGCATCAAGTTTCGATGTGTCTACAAACTTTATATTTAATAATGGGCAAGAGGCAACCTTCTATGATTATGGGGAAATTAAAAGAAAACCAGATTCATCAGAACCTGCTAAAAGATTAAAAATCTATTTTAAGAGTGCTTCATACGAAAGCACAGATGATGGTGACATCACCACAGTCGCCTCTTATGATAATTTTGATTACTCTTCCGAAATTGCAGTTGTAGGAACTTTTGGTAATTCTGATATTATTGATATTAGACCAAGAGTAAGTTCTATCGCCAGTGTTTCTGAAGGGGATAGATCTCCTCTCGAATTCCTTGGTAGAGTATTTACTGGATCTGGAGATTCTGCCAAAAATATTTTGGCATCAGATGAATCCCTGTTTATTGATTTTTCGTATTATCTTGGTAGAATTGATAGAATTTTCCTGACAAAAGATGGTAAATTCCAGGTCAAGTATGGAGTTCCTGCTGACAGACCAGAACCACCTGATGTTGTTGATGACGCAATTGAAATTTGTTCTATCACTTTACCACCATATCTCTATAATACTGTTCAGGCTTCGTTGAAGTTTAACACTCATAAGAGATATCGTATGCAGGATATCTACAAACTTGAGGATAGAATCAAGAATCTTGAGTATTACACATCACTCTCGATGCTTGAAACAAATACCGCAAATCTTTTTGTTGCTGATGCTGATGGACTGAATAGATTTAAATCTGGATTCTTTGTAGATAACTTTACTTCATTCAAACCTCAGGATGAGAATCTTACAATCAAAAATAGTATTGATGCTGAGAGAAAAGAGTTTAGACCAACTCATTATACAAATTCAGTAGATCTGATTCAAGGACCTGTAGTTAATAATGACACAACTGCTGATCTTAATTTTGCAACAATTGAAGGTAATAATGTAAGGAAGCAAAGTGATGTTATTACTCTTGACTATGCTGAAGTAGAATGGTTAAAGCAATCATTTGCCACTAGAACTGAAAGCGTCACTCCATTCTTGATAAGTTTCTGGAAAGGTTCTATGGAACTCACTCCAGCTTCTGACACTTGGGTCGATACTGCGAGAATGAGAGCAAAGGTTATTGATGTAGAGGGTGATTTTGCTTCAACTCTTGAGTTGCTTGCTAGAACCGAAAATGTTGATCGTCAGACAGGAATGGCACCCATGGTTTGGAATGCCTGGGAAACAAACTGGACTGGAACTACGGTTACAAATACTACACGTAGAAGAGAAACTGGTGGTGGTGGTGGCACTACAGAAATTGTCAGAATGGGTGGTTGGATTAATAATTTTAGTGGAGGATTTGGCAACCCTGCACGTATTATTAGAAGAACAACAACAGGGAATAATGTTGTTGAAGAAACACTTCAAACCACAGTACAGTCTGGCGTCATGTCAAGATCTGGCACAAGAACTATAGTTACTGAACAATTTGATAGGCAATCTGTTGGCGATAGAGTCGTCAGCAGAGATATTGTTCCATTCATGCGATCTAGAAACGTTGAGTTCGTTTCAAAGAGAATGAAACCCCTTACAAGAATGTATGCATTCTTTGATGGGGAAGATGTTACTAAATTCTGTGTTCCAAAACTTCTTGAAATTAGCATGATTTCTGGAACTTTCTCAGTTGGCGAGACTGTAACTGGAAGAGTTAACAGAACTGGATT